AACGCGATGCAATTGTTGGCCATGGAATTAGTGCTTTTGTCAATGAATCTTATATGTTGAGATCTGATGGAGTGAGTTTCCGTATTTGCAAGGGATGTGGAACAATACCAATTGAGAATCCTAAGACTGGTCTCTTTGTCTGTCCCCTGTGCACTGGCCCAGTGTCATATATTGGTTCGGGCCCGAATGATCTGGAACTAATTCCTCCCATCAGAAAGACCATGGTTGCCCCAGTGGTCATTGAGATGCCCTATGCCTTCAAGCTTCTATGTCAGGAACTTGAAACCTACATGAATATTGGAATGCGTATTATGACGGAGAAGGACTTACTGAAGCTTGATGGGATTAATAAGGATGATCTACCTCCTCCAACTGAGGAGGAGAAAATGAGAGTGGTAACTAATTTACCGGTGCGCACCCTACCAGAATCAGTGGTTCCACAGTTTAGAGAAATCGTGGAGGGACCAACGGAGGCTAGTCCAGAGCTCTTGATGAAACTTGGTGCTATTGCACCAACGCCCCGTGTTTCAAGTTCAGAAGATATAGTGTTAGATGGCACGGGAGTTCAGGGGGCTATTCAGACAGCGGCAAATGTTGCAGCTTCTTCTGTGAACCCGCCAGGTGTGGTTCCAGGAACAATGATTCAGACAACTCAGGGACCGATGTTTCAGCCGAATCCTACGACGGTAACAGTAGTTCCGCCGGCAAGATCTATTCAGGTGGTAGGACAACCAGAAGAGTTGGTGGCAGATGAAGAGTTAGGAGGGGAGCAGGAAGATGAGAAAATCCCGCAGGCCTTACCTTTAGCGCAGCAACCGGGTTTAGCGCAGCAACCGGGTTTAGCGCAGTCACCACGATTGGCACAACAAGGAGGATATATGGCACCTATTATGCAAATGGGCCCTATGGGCCCTATGGGCCCTATGGGCCCTATAGGACAGCAGATGCACATGGGCCCTATGGGGCCAATGATGCAAATGGGTCCTATGATGCAAATGGGTGGCGGTCAACAATATAACATGTCGCCATATCCTACTGTATACGCAGCATCACAGCCTCAACCTGCCCAACTCTTTAGCTCAGGGGTGCCTGGTGCTCCTCCAACAATTGCAGTAGATACTGGTGCAATGCAGATGGGTGGATTCTTAACGCCTTCTATGCAGAGTAGTTCTGGTTCTGCACCAAGGCCAATGAGATCAAATACAACACAGAAGAAACGTGTGGGTTTTGGAGGAGGCGAACAAGGGCAAACGCAGGATGTAAATGTAAGAATCAATGTTATCAAGGGTGGCATCTAGTAAATAAATCCACCTAAAAATTTGATTACTATGTGATTAGATAGTAACGTATGGCACAGTTTGTAGAGAAAGTTTTCCGATCACGTCAGACACTTCTTAGTGTCTTACACGATCGCGGGTATGATGTGGTAGGTGCATCCAAGTTTGGCCCAGAGGAGATTCGTGAGGGTCTTGCAGTAACTTCGAATGGCAGAGCTCTAGAATTCACAGTTAAGGCGCGCGATGGAATGACTGTTCCTACGCCAAATGTCCGTGTCTATATCTTTGTCCAGAGAATTAAACAGAAGCTTCCAGGTTTCTTATCATCTCTTGAGACACCAATCGGTGTTGCACCAGAGGCGAGCTCTAGAAAGCCAGAGGCACTAGGGTCTCCGGTTGATCCTGCTCAAACGAGTGTGATTTGCCTTATTAATGAGCCTACGGTCTCTGTATTTCACCAGGCTTCTATTAATCAGTGGGTGACACGCAACCTCAGACTATCCTTCTTCTTCATGGATAGCTTTCAGATGAATCCCTTGAATCATTTCCTTGTCCCCCCTCACGAAATCGTGCCCAAGGAGCAACACGAGCCTCTAATGAAAAGCATGTATATCAATCAAAAGGCACAGTTTCCATTTATTCGCTATCACGAGGATCCTATTACACGTGTAATCGGTGCTATTCCCGGTGATATTATTAAGATTACACGACCAAGTCCTTCAGCAGGAGAATATGTAGTCTATAGAGTGTGTACTCCTTAGATAGAAGGCTATGCATAATGCAAATTTTTTAGATACACAGGTGCAATATGAAAATCTAGGAACTATTGATGTGGAAGAAACATTTAATACCTTAAAACTCGCATTACGTAATTATATTAATGAACCGTCTCCAGATACCGAGGCTCCATTACAAGATGCATTCAATACTATAAATAGTCATTATATGAAGCTTATAGATATAAATAGCAAACTACAACAGTATATTGCAGTTTCATCTAAACACATTGTTGAAACACCAACAAGTAAGGAACGTTATAATAATAGGGTGCGCCCCGAAGAATCTATCTTAGCGAGAGAACCCACGTTTGGATTATTACCAGAATTACGAATTAGAAGCCTTCCATATATATTGGCTATCAGTGTATTTATGGCTTCTTTAACTATTTTCTTAATTTTTCAGACAATGGGATTCACTGGTCAAGTGAATTTACCACCTAGTGTATCTGGATTATTTACATCTCCGGCTTCCCCACTACCATATTATAGTAATCCAATGGTTCTTGGTGGACTAATTATACTTCTAGTTGTAGTATCAATTATCTTTATTACATTGTATTTAAAATCCAGGAATACAAATAAGAACTAAATAGTAGAATGTCCGTGTGTTCAGCAAATAAGGAAACTGATGCCCAAATTACATCTACAATTAATACACCCTTTAGAGGCCCATCATGTTTACCGAATAATGGTGAAGGATGGTCAGGAAATGATGTTGATCCTGCAACTGGAATTATTTCAAGCGCCTCAAAAATGTCAGTTGATACACATATTGCTAGCCTAGTTTCTAGACTTGCTGCAGCTCCAGGTCCAAATGTATCAGATAGTACTACTACACTTTCTGAGACAAGATTAAATTCTGCTAGTAATTTTTCAACAAATTCTGCGACGTTAAGAACTAATATAGATAACGAATATTGCTACTACTATGTTCGCTATAAGAAATCATTAAACTTATTATTAACTGCCGCAGTTAATCCACAAACAAATACAACAAGTCCCTCATACATGACACTCAAAACAAATACTGAAAATCTTAATAGAAAATTAAATCAAATAATACAGGTCTTACAGTCTCTTGTTAATAATCGTCTAAGCACATTAAATACATACTATGGATCTGGGGGTGTTAATCAGATAAATAGTGAACTAAATACGGTTAGAGACAAATTACAAAAAGATGCTAAAAACTTAAGTGATTCTCAGATGGAAACGAATGTAAAAACTGCAATGATGGATTATACCATCGAAAAAAATAATGCATCCCGGAATATGCTGGCAGTTTACGGATTCTTGAATATAGTTGCAATAGGTATGCTATATTACATGTATCGTAGTATTAAATAATATTTTTACAGTATAAATGATAAATATAATTTAAGAGATATATCTTAAATTCTATTTATTAATGTAGATGAAAGAGCCATTTGTAACATTAGATAATCTTATACCACAGGCTAAAATCCTTGGTGATATGGAACTTCAGGCATATCTTGCTAATTTAAGTGATCAAGGGAAACAAGATTTAATAAATCAAAATATTAATTCTACAATGAAGGCAGTTGAAAACAGTAAAGAATCCAGGTATTCTGATTTACTTGATCAAGCAACCGGCGCAGATAACAATATTACTTCGGCTGCATATTATCTTACAAGAACCCGCGATTTAACAGATTTAGCTAAAGATGTTGGCAATATGACAAGATCTCAATATTCGGCATCTCTTATAAATAATGGCCTTAGTGGAAGGCAGACTGAAATTAATGAATGGGCTAATTCAAATAAACTAGATACCTTATATTTTTTTCAGATATTATTCATTAGTTTAACACTTGTTGGAATATTTTGTTTTTTACTAGTTAAGAATATAATTAATCACAGTATCTTTATAATTATATGTTATTTTATTGGGTTTATTGCGGTTGCAGTCTTAATATTAAGATGGCGTTATACAAGAGTTTCTCGTGATTCACGATATTGGAATAAGGCTCGTTTTGGAAGGCAAACCGATATGAACTTAGGAAATGTTCCTAAGCCCGTTCAAATTGCCCCTGTAACATATCCTGCTGGAAACTGTGTTACTGGCACAATCAGCTCTTCCGGTTCTTCATAGATCTTCTGATATTTGTCAGGCCTTCCGGTATTAACCAGATCTTCCGGTACTCCTAACATTAGGATTTAACAGATTATATCATAGTAGCCTTTTACCTTTTCTAATATAGAAATGGGGGATCATCTATCGCCTTTAATACAGGGATTTACTAATCCTACTATGATTACTTTATATGATATGATAAAAACAAGTACTAAAAGTTTATCAGAACTTTCACCAAATTTAAAAATTGTGTATGACTTAGTCCAACAGCAACAAGAGCTAGCAGATTCTTTAATGTCTTCTGCTAAAAAAATAGGACCAGTTTCACAAAAAATTATTACAAGTGAAGATGCATACGATGCTGCATTTGAAACAGATGTAGCCGCTGCCTTACCAAGTGGGTCTAGCAGCTTGCAAGGATTTACATTATTCTTTTTTATTCTTTCATTTTTGTCTTTAGCGATTGTTGCTAGTATAAATGTAAATTTCATTTCAGGTAGCGTATTCTATGCTATAGGTACATTTGTCTCATTTTTAGTATTATTTATCCTATCTATTGCCCTTATTAATAGATTTGGATAGGCATTAGCCATAGGCTTTAGCTACAGGCTTTAGCCACAGGCTTTAGCCATTTAGCCAGAAGCCTCGGCACGCTCACTGTCATAAGAACTAACCTCCTCCTCTGTATTAAAGACAAAGAGGCCAGGATAGTTCTTCCCCTGCTTAGGCTGACCTTGATAGTATTCTTCATTGAATCTCTTTAGAAATTCAACTTGAGAAAGCTTCTTACCAGAGCCACCGACTGCCTCGTGCCAGTAGCGGTATGACTTCCACACATCAGATACAGTAGCCTCCGCATCGCTTGTAGGGTCAATGCGGCACCTCTCCTGACAGAACTTGTTTAGAGAGTCAAAGGTATCGCGATACTTCCTTGACTCGCTCATTACAATCTCGGGTGCAGGCTCCAGCGTGCCATTATCAGAGACTGCATACTGCGTCAGGTAAATGTGGACAAGGCGTGAGAAGAAGGGGATACGCCACTTCTTTAGCTTGGCATTCAGATTCATGTCCTTCGGAAATACATTGGGCTGACCAATCTCCTTGTCACCAGGATTTACGAACTTGCTCTCAAAAGGAATCAGGCGAATACGACGCCAGGTGCCACGGTCCATGGAATTAATGGTCGGTAGAGTATTGCACATCATAAACAGCTTACCAGCAATCTTGAAGCGCTCCTGGTCCTGAAAGAGGCCACGGGCCTCTACTGCATCCTCACCACTGAATTGCTTCATGCGCGAGGTATTCAGAGGCTCACGATCATCAGGCTCCTGCATATAAATGAAGCGCTTATTCTTAATGCTCATGATATCTGGATTGGCTGCACCAGACTCAGGGCGCTTCCTCGTTAGGGCAGTAGACTGCAGGGAAGACTGATAGTCGCCGAGCGTCATAATCATCAGCTCTACCAGCTTAGACTTACCATTGCCACCCACACCCTGGAAGGTGTAATAGCACTGCTCTCTGTTCTTTCCCTCGAGACAGGAGGCAAGCAGCTTGAGTACCCATGCCTTCAGCTCAGGTCTAGGAAAGAGCTTGGAGAAGAATTCATCAATCTCAATTTGCTCAGGGTCATTAGGGTCATACTCAATATATGGGATTGGACTGTATTCTGGCATGTCATTGCCTACCTGGAATGTAATGTAATCCTCAGGTACACCGTCCTGAAAGAAATTATAGGGATCACCCTTCTCTTTGTCCATGGGCATCATTTCGCCAGGCCTCGCTGGATTTGGCTTAATTGCATCCAGGTGCAGAACACCATTAGCACAGCCAATGCGAAAGGCACTAGTATTCAGAGTCTGCTCAAAGCCCTCCTCATAAAAGAGGCCAACGCACTCCTTCATCACGGCATCCTTGAATCCACAATTATGTAGCTTGCCCTCGAGGTCTGCAAGCTCGGCAAATTTGCGATCACGAACATCTGCCCTCTGAAGATCCTGCTTCTTCGTAATGAGATCAATTGATATCTCAGTATCGCGAATCTGATTCTCAATATCACGCGCATCATCAATACGATTAGCATCTCTGAGCGCGTTCTTCTTCTCTACAAATGTCTTAAGAACCTGATTCAGTGCCTCCAGGCTCTTGTTATTGGACGCAATAGACTCCATCCGCGTGTATTCGGGACTATTCTTGAATCTCTGCCTTGCCTGGGCAATCATATCAGTGACCTCCAGAGTTTGTCCGCCGCCACTGATCTTATTTCTCAGAGCAATTCCCTGATTGATCTTCTTCCATCTGTGGTGATCAGAAAGAAACTCGAACCACTCGGTGCTCCTGGAGCTGATAGACGCTGCATAGTTATCCTGGAACATGCGCTTCATCAGACGGGCTACGTGATTATGAGTAGGAGATGTGTAGTGCAGGATGTAATTCACGATGTCGCGCTCAATGATTTCCTTGAATGCAATGGGATTATCTAGTTGAGCCCAGTGCCTCAGACTACGAATGGTCAGACGACGCCCATTTCCCTCGGCCCGCATAGACGTATCCCACTTGCGCTTTAGTTTTACCAGATCGTTGCCGGCAGATTTCGCAGACTTTGCGCTGAACTCCATCCACAGATTGAACATATCAGGGCTCTGTGAAATTGAGTGTAGACAGAGACCTACGCGAAGCCACGACTCATAATCGTCGGCACGCTTTGCATTGAGACACTCTCTGACAAACTGCTTAACAAGGTCAACCTCCTCGTAATTCGTATCTACTTGGACCTCCTCAAAGGCCTCATTTACAAGGGGATTCTTCTCAATACGCTGGACTTGTTCCTCAGTCAAATTCTCAATAGGAAGAACAGGGGCTACAGGAGCTTGTGCTGCTGTATGACCACCAGATGCAACTAAGCGATCATACATTGGCTTTGCATCTGCTTTTACCTCATTATCATCTGAGCTAAGCTTGTAACGAACGCTCAGAAGCTCGAGAAGCTCCCTATTGTCATAGTTGAATGGCTCAATAACAGACCAACTATTTGCAGCAGGAGTATAGTCTAGAACATAGCTGAGAGTGTAGGCGGGGATATCGGGCTTTGACTCACCATAGAGAAACCACCCCTGCTTTCTCGTGCAAGAAGCATCATAGATACCCTCTGGCTCGTTGATAAATGAGGTCCCCTTGAATGTCTCCTTGATTGCGTCCTGGCCGAGCATCCAATTTCTCAGGATACCCTGTTTCTCAAAGGACAGAATAATATCAGGGCAGACAATATGGATACCATCCTTGATTTCACCAGATTTCTTATCAACGTATGCCTGGGGCCTTAGAGAAACAAAGTATCTGAGCTCCTCATAAGGATTAAGATCAAAGAATGTTCCAAGGCCCTCAGTGAGTTTCTCAGTGAAAGCCTTGATATGAGATTGCTCAAAAGGATGTGCAAGAGAGCGGTCCTTGCGATACCGAAAGTCCAAGTCAATCACAAGAGGTTTTGGCCCGTTTGGATTTGGCTGTTCAACCAGATTTAGAGGACGACCCCTTTCCTCAAATAGATGCTTGTTCATTAGGTCAAGAAATTGCTCATAGTTTTCATCTGGAATAAGATATTTGCCAGCTGCATCACCCATGCCGGTGACAGAGGCAGGTCGCCTATCCCCTGAGGGAAGACGGTGATTTTCTAAGAAAGCTTTTAGAGTAATTGGAGAAGCCATGTGTGCTGGTTTATACTGAACTCACCTAAGCAATTTTTTACCCAAAATACGCGCTTCAAAAATTGAACTATTTTAGTCTAAGAAGGTAGAGCACGATGAAGTTTTGCCCAACATGTAAGTATTACTTGTATCTAAAGCCAGGGCAGACGGATGATTTAACGCGACTTTGTGTGAATTGTGGGTATACGGAGATTGAGACAACTGGTGGCCTTATTTCTGAGACAATGGTTCAGCAGAAGTCATCTGAGGCATTTAAGATTATGATTAATGAATTTACGCGCCAGGATAATACTCTTCCACATATCAAGATGGTGCCGTGTCCGAAGCCAACGTGCACAACTAATACGGAGTCAGTTGAGCGCGATGTAATTTATATGACGTATGATGCAGCGGGTAAGAAAAATCTGTATATTTGCAATGTGTGTGGTGAGCAATGGAAATCTAGGAGCTAAAGCTCCTAGATCACACATCGCCTTTGGCGAGGAAGTCTCGTAGCTAAAGCTTCTGGATAAGGGCGACCAAAGGTCGCAAGTCTCGTAGCTAAACAGGTTCAAATCGTGTATCAACTTCTGCAGATAAATTACCTCCAAGCATAACTGGTAAACTTAACCACTCAATACCAGGGATATCTACAAATTGTTTAGCATGAAATAGGCGAAATGGCTTTGTCTTTTTTTCCATGAGAATGGCAAAAAAGATGGCGGTCTCTTTACCAGCAAACCATCCTCTTAGTGCAAATTCCTTAAGCATTTCCTTATATGCCTCACCAAATTCGTTCCACGCATCAGCATCTCCGACAATACACCCAGAACCAAGTGTAATTTCTGGAAATGGATATTTTACTGGCTTGTCTTCAGTCCAATCATCAACGTATGCCTGTGGTATTTTATCAACTTCTAAGAATGTCATTCGCCCTGGTATACATACACGTTCTATATCATGTGGGAAGGTCATATAATATGGTTGTAGCCTACTAAATCTCTGTATTCCTGCATCACACCAACAGAACCATTTACTCTTAAAACGATTTTGATTTATAGCAATTCTTACTAATTCTTGTTTAAGGCTCCATAGTGCATATAATTCCTTAGTTCCAAATTGTTCTTTATCGAGTGCCTCTTGTTTTTCCCAAAATTTAATCATAGATGGACATGTCATAGCAAAAGAATCAAGGGGTTTAACAATCACATGGGTTCTATCTAGGGCATGACGTCTCCATTGATACACTTCGAGAGCAAGTGTTTCCGTTGTAAATATGATAAGATAACATGGAATTCTACAAAGATTTTGCAACCATTGTTTATAAGTTCCGATTGGAAATTTTGCATTTGATATAATTAAAGGGTAAAATGTAGAAATTACCGTTGCCTCACTGCTCATCTATTATAATATTTTTTTTAAGACTGTATAATACCCGGATTCAATATTATTATCTAAGATAAAGGTATAGGAAATGTCAGGAACGATGGGTTCGTTAAGGCCGTTTGTAACGGTAAATCGTTCAGCTCAGCTGTATAATACAGTGAGCTACCCTTCCGGTGGAAATATTGGCTCAGCAAATAATGCTACATTTGTTGGAATATGGACTTCTGGAGTAACTGTTATAAATGCTGCATATGTTATCAGTGGACAAATCCTTCCTGGAATGACTATTTCAGGAATTGGGCTTGCCGCTGGAACTTACATTGTTGGTCCATTATCTCAGAATGGAACTGGTGTAGGTGGGCTTGGTCAGTATGTGATTAGTGTTGCAACAACTGGTCCAAGTAGTGCAGTAACGGTTACAACTGGCAGTTATAATGCTGCAGGCAGCGTAGTCTCTGCAACTAGCTTCCCTCAGAATTATCCCCAGGGTCCCGGTGGCATTGTTGGCCCCATCCCTGGTTTCAACTGCGTAAATATCATGGATATTCGTGATTATTATAATCTTCCTTATCCTCCTGCTGCACCTCTCTCCTCTCCTCCCGTTATTGCGGTAGTTTCCTTTGGTGGGGGTATATATGGTCAGCCAGTAACTACCGGTCAGTATGCAGGATTCTGGAGATGCAGTGACATTTCTGGAAACACTGGAGCCCCTATCCAGATCTTAGTTGCACCAATCAACGGCGCAATTAACGCCCCTAACGCGGATGACGGTGGTGCAACGCTAGAGAACACAGTTGACGTTGCAACAGTTAATGCATTCTACGGAATGATTGATCCTCGCCGCGATGCTCCAATTTACACTCCTCCAATTATTATCCTCTATATTGCCCCCAGCAGCGATATTTCCGAGATGTATCGCACATTTTATACAGTTCTAAAGAACCCCGTGGTCTGCAATGGAAAGTCTTACCTACCCTCAGTTGTAACATGCTCTTGGGGCGCACCTGAGATTGCCTGGACCCAGAAGATGGCATTCCCCCCTAACCCATCTATCCCAGTAGATAATGATCCCAATCCTGCAGGCATTGCTGAGCTAAATGAGATTAATGACTTATTTGCGGAGGCAACAAAGAATGGTATTAATATCTGCTGCGCAACTGGGGATATTCCTCTGACTACAGTGAATGCCTCTGTAAGCCAGTATAATTATGCCCAGGCACTTCTTCTGCAGGGCGTAGGTGGTGCTGGATATCCCAATGGTCAGACCGCTCAACCACAGCCATCTGTCTTTCCCTTAACAGCTGCCGAGCGTGCATCCATGCCTGCTCCCCAGGTTCTGTTTCCTGCATCTTCTCCCTATGTCACAAGCGTAGGTGGTTCTGCAATATATTTTCCCAGTATAAATACAGCTTCTTATGATAATCCTGCAGAATTTGCCTGGGCTCGTGGCAATGGTGGTATCTCAACGGTATTCTCTATCCCTGATTATCAGCAGAATCAACCTGGTGCCGCTTCAACGTCTGCTGCCCAGTT